CGGGCGCAGGAAAGTCGCTTGTTCCTGGCGCTGATCGACGACCTGCGTGCTCTCGGTCGAAACGACGAGCGGGCCGTTGTCCCACCGGACGCCCCGGTTGAACTCCCGCGTTACCGGGCTGGCCCATATCGTCTGTTCCTCCTCCCAAAAGTCCACCGCCGGGTCGAGCGTCATGGCGCCCGGCAACGGGGTGAAGTTCTGATAGGGGTTGATCGGCAGGCACCGCGTCGCAAGCTCCTGGGCAATGATGACTTCCTCGGTGTAATCGAGGGTCACCGGCGCCGTCAGCGTCGCGAGGTAGAACGTCGGGTCGATCGCAAGCTGCAAGATGCCGGATGCGACGGCCGCCGTCTGAACTTCCCCGGCATCCCGGTAGAAATCGGACGTGAAGGGATCAACGAAGATGCCCTTTTTCGCGGTCGGCTCGCGGGCGTCAATGCCGCTCTTGATCCGCTCCAATTGCAGGAGCCGCTCATGGTCGAAGACGCGATTGAAGACGCGCCACATTTCCTGATAGGGCACAGACCGGATGCCCGTGTTCTCGATCACGGGCTTCAACATCCAGTCGTTGTGGACTTCCGCCAGGGGAAGCAGGCCCATCGCCGGGACGATCGGCGGCAGCGGGTTGTCGCGGGCGGAAATGCCCTTGACGTAGGCTACCAGACCAGCCGGGTTCAGGCAGATCATGTCGATCCGGGGCAGCTTCCAGTCATACGACAGGATCACCGTCGTCCCCGCGACGCCGCCCGAAACCGTGATCGAGGTATCGGTCACGGCGTCCGGCGTCACCAGCGCGAGATAGCGATAGGTCACGTCGTAAGACGACGACGGCGCCGGCTCGGCGCCGCCGGGGGACCAATCAACGGCATCGCCGGTCTTGATCCAGTCCGTGTCGACCGCATACGTCGTCCCGCCCTGCTTGACCTCAAGGATCGAGGTCACGCTGTTGTGCGGAAGCTGATCGGCGCCGCCGGCAACCGAACCGCGCGTGATCGTCTCGGTCACTTCCTTCGTGACGAGCACGGAGTTGACCTGTGCGATCGGGAAGCGGTTCGTCTCGAACGTCGCGCTCGCCCCGCCCGGATAGGTGCGCGGCTCGCCGGCGACTTCTTCAACGTCGAAGGCTTCCGGCTCGGCATGGCGCAGGGCCGTGAAGCGGGTCCGCTTGAAGCCGTTGATGTTGGCCTCGCCTTCCTCGATCGAGAAGACCTGATCGGCGCCGGACTTGCCGAGCGCAGTCACGCGGCACCCGGACACGATGTAGGAACCATGCGCGCCGCGATCATAGACCGCGATGCTTTGGTTGATCCCATCGAGCGCCGGGGGCGGCGTCTGGTCGATGATCGTTCCGTCCTGCATCAGATAGACGAGGACGAAAGGGTCGCCGCCGATATCTTCGGACGAAAGCGCCCAAGAGATCGCGACGACTTCGCGCGCCGCGCCGGGTTCGCCCTGGGCAATCGAGCCGTCCACAAGGCCGCGCAGATCGGGATCGCCTTCATGCGTCAGATAGGTCGTCGTGACCCGGACGCCGATCTTGACCGTGCCCGTCATGGGCACGGTGTCGATGATCCGCTGGGCAATGGGCAGCACATCGCCGCCGATGTAGAGGCGGCCGGCGGTCGCGATGACCTGCTCGGCCGCAACATCGACGATCGCGGCCGCGCCTTCGACGCGATCGCCATCCTTCGCGATCAGGCGGCCGAGGCGGTTGTGCCGCGCCCGGCTGACCGTCTGCAACTCGTTCAGTTCCGCCGATTGGACGAAGCGCTCGCCGGAAAAGACGAGGCCCTGCCAGTCGCCTTGCCCCTCCGCGCGATCGTGCGCGTTGGCGATGCCGCTCTTGTGCTCGTAGGCCATCAGAACCTCAACAGGAGTTTGATCCGCTCGCGAACGGTTGCCCGGAGCGGAATTGTCAGCGCACCGGGCGCTATAACCGTCCCGCCGGCCAGGCCATCGGGCGGCAACCAAAGGCGCCCCACCGGGGCGGCGCTGGCGGGCGCCCCGCCTATCACGAGATCAACGGACGCGACGGATTGACCGAAGCCGTTGCCGGCATCGGTCATTGCCTCAACGAAGACCTGCCGCCCGCTCGGATTGGCCGCGTAGCGTTCACCGCCGTGCAAGAATGGCCCTTGGAAGTCCTGCCCGACTTGCCGGATCGCGCGGGCGAGGCGATAGCCGATCACCGCGCCCGACGCATCCTTGAGGCGGAAATGGGCCACGCGCCCCTCGAACCAAGCCGCCAACGTTGCGGCCCGGATGGCGGCATTGCTGCCGTTCCAAGGGAACGTGGCAAGCGACCACGGGAACGCCATCCCAAGCCAAGACCCGGCCTTTATGTTGCCGAGGATGGCGATGTACTTCCCATTATCGAGCGCGGCAGGATCGACCAGAACGTCCCCGGTCACCCCGAGGATCGCGTCGCCGGTGCCGTCGTCATAGAGGGCGGACAGGTCGAACGTCTCCGCCCCAAGATGGAGCGTCAGTTGGTCCGCCGCGCGCGCCCCGGTAATTTCGTCGCCGGCGATCGGCGACGTCACCTGATCATCTTCGACCTGAAAGCCGAACAGATCGACGGTCACGACGGCGCCGGGCGCCAGCAGGGCGATATCCAGCCACTCCCCTTCGATCTCGTCGCCGGTCGTTACCTCGCCGGCGACGCGAACCCACTCGCCCACGACAAGCTGGTCGAAGATGCCGCCGGCCGGGATCGTCCCGGTCGCGGAGACGAGCTTCGCGAAGAAGGACACGCCATATGTCGTGGACGGCAGGAGGCCAGACGCCGGGACATAGACCAGCCATCCGGCATCCGAGAACTCAACCCGGATCGCATCGGTCCCGCCAAGCGGATCGGCGAGGCCCGTCGCTACGACTTCGGCGGCGCCCTCGTCTTCTAGAGGGTTGGCGTCAAGATGGAACACCGTCTGGCGCGTCGCCGCGCCCTCATAGAGGAGGCCGCGATCCGTGGCCGCCATCTGGCCGGCTGCGAAGCCAACCCATGCCCCGGCCGCGTTCTGCGCGAACTTGCTCCCGGCGCGGGCGAAGGTGGCCGCCGTCGTGATCGCCACGACCTCGCCGCCGACAATCGCATCCATCGTCAGGAAGCGGAGGAGATAGGCGTCGTCCGAGATCGGTTCGATCCAGTTCCCGAGCGCCAGGCCTTCCGCTTCCGTCAGCGTCCGCGTGTACTCAAACGCCCGCCCGAACGACCACAGAGGGCCGCCGGCACGGAGCCGGACGCCGCTTTCGATATCGAGCATGGAGCCGTCAAGGCGCGTCGCGTCGCCCTCAAGCGCGGGGACGTCGTAGCCGTGGACGCCCCGCCGGAAGTCCGAGCGGAGCGGCTTGCCAAGCTGCGTGATCCGATCGATCCGCTCAAGGTCCGGAACGTCCGCCGGCGGCAGGCCGTCGAAGATAATCTGGAAGCTGTTCCACCATTCCCGCCGCGCGGGCGCTTCGATGATCGCCCCCGGCTGGTTGACCCAGCCCAGGCCGCGCGCGACCGCCGCGAACGTGTCGCGCTCGATCAGCCACAAGCGCCCTTCATCGAGCAGCGTGTAGGCGTTCGGCACATAGGGCGTAAGCTCGATCAGGCCATATTCGTAGAGCAGGAACGACAGCCAGCCCGGCAGGCGCCGGCCCTTGATGTCGGGAATGAGGTCGATCCCCGGCTCAAGGTTCGGCTCGTATGCAATCGCCTGCTCATAGGCCCGCAGGAATGCGGTCCCGTTCGGCGGCAGAAGCGATTGCAGATCGGCCATCAGTCATTCTCCCCGGCCACCGTCAGCGTGACCGACCCAATGCTCGCCGCCTCATAGGGGGGCTTGACCACATCGGCCGCCGGCGCCGAAAGCGCGACGGCATAGACGCCCGGAACCATCAGGCGGGCCTTGATCCAGTCAACCGTCAGATCGCGGCCAAGGCCGCCCTCGGCGAGCCATGCCGCGCGGAGAGCCGCTTCGGCATTGGCAAGGATCGTGCTCGGCGTCGCCGTCGTGGTCGTCAGCGTGGCGACGATATCGACAACGGACGTCACCGCCGAACGGACAGCCACCGGCCCGTTGACCATCCGGTTTTCGGCCTTCGCGAACTCGGCTTCGACCGCATCGATCAGCGCCGCGTTCGCAACCCCGTCCGGATCGGTCGAGAGCAGCGCCACATTGACAGTCGGGTCGCGCCCGTCGCGATAGGCGATCGCCGCGCGAACGTCCGCGCTCGTGTTCATCGCGATCAGCTTGTAGCGATCGACGGAGCCGACGTTGCGGGCCTTGACCGTCAACAGGATGCGCTCGCGAAAGCGATCGTCATCCTCACCGATCATGCGGGCGACCGGGGGCGAGGCATTGGCCCCGACATGATCGAGGTCGGAACCGGCGGCATAGGCCAGAAGGTTGGCGCGCGCCGCGTCGTTCGTCCGGGCGCGCAGGAGGAGTTCGCGATAGGCCGCAACCTGCATGATCTTGTTCGCGATGCTGCTTTCCAGCGCCAAGATCGGCTCGACGTCCGGGAAGCGGGCAACAAGGTCCGCCTGCATGTCGGCGAGGATCGCTTCGAACGAAAGCTCCTCGATAACCGCAGGATCGGGCAGGCCGACGAGGAAGGGATCGGTCATGCTGAAACCTCAACTGCGCCGCCGGCGCCGCCAATGACAGTGACCCGCCGCGCCCCTTCCGGCGTGAAATCGCCGAGGAGCGCGCGGGGGCGATATTCGCCCTCAAGATGGACGCGAAGGCGCCCATCGCGCCCGACGCTTTCGGGCACGATCTGCGTGATGCGATAGCGCGGCTCCCACTGCTCGATGCCGGCGCAGATCGCGGTGAAGAAGGGGACGACCGTCTGGACGTTCAGCGGCTCGCCGAGGAAGGCCGGGACAACCGTCCCGTACCATTCCCGCATGACGCGCTCGCCGAAGCGCGTCGTGAAGAAGTCCTCAATGCTTTGGAGGACGTGCGCCCATCCGCTTATGTTGGCGCCCGACACGGCGTCCATGTCGATGCTCGGGTCGAGCGCCATTGCTTCCCCCTACAGACCAAGTTCTTTGTGAAGGCGGGCCACAGCGGCAGAGTGCAGCCCTTGCAGGCGATCAAGCTCCGGCCCCTCCGGCGGGAGGTGCCATGTGTAGAACTTTATGCCGCCATGACCGGCGTTCTGGACGCCTGGGCGGTTGCCGTAACGCTTGTACGCCTTGTCAGTTGTGCCGAAACGGAAGCCCGGCTCGCCCTTGCTATATCCTTCGAGGATCGCCGCGAAGTCGTCGGGGTGGAGCGAGCCGCAATAGCTGCACGTCCGGTCCCCGTTCGGCTCCGTCCTCCAGCGGTCGGGGCCAGGGAAATTGGACGGCCCCTGCTGGCGGCTCGCGCACATGAACTCGTCAGCCATTCGGGACTGCCTCGCCGCGCTTGGCGTTGAGGGCCGCCGCGAGATCGGCCTTCGTCATGCCGCCGCCGGTGGCGATCCCGGCCGCCTTCGCCCTGGCGGCGAGTTCGGCCTTGGTGAAATCGTCGGGATTGATCGCCTTGACCGGCTGGGCGCCGACGGCGGCCGAGGACGTATCATTGGCGGGGGTAGCCGCCGCGCCGGCGCCTTCGCCCGTCTGGCCCGCCTCAGCGCCCTTGCTGGCGGCATCCGCTTCGGCGATCAGCGCCCGAAGTTCATCCTCGGGCACGACGGCGAAGCCATCGGGCAGGGTGATCGGGGCGCCGTCCGCCGTCCGCAGGTTTTCGCCATCGACGACGGCGCTGATCGGGCCGGCGCTCGCCTGCGCTTGGGTGCGACGCTTGTCGGCCTCGGCCCGCTGCCAGGCATGCGCGAGATCATCGGGAGCAACGACCTGAACCTCGTCGCCGACGATCCGGAAACTGATCGCCTTGAGCGGCCCGATCTGCCCGAAATGCAGGAGGACACGCAGGTTGTTGATATCGAGGGTCGCCGTCATGGCGCGGCTGTCGCTCAGGCGCGCGCGAAGATGGCCCTCAAGGCTGTCGAGGTCTTTCATGGTCCTGTCCTTTCAGGGGTGGGTTTCAGGGGGTCGGCCCGTTGGCGACGGGCGTCCCCGTGGTGGCAGGCCCCGGCAAGACGTCCGGGTGCCGATGGGTGGCGCCAATGTCCTGGCCGTTGTGCCCGACGCCGCCGCCGCTCATTGCAAGCCCCGCCGCGCTGACGCGCAGCTTGAAGCCCCCGATCTCGATCAGGACCGAAGACTTGTCGATCGTGATCTTCACGTCCCCAAAGGTCAGGACGTTTTCGGCGCCGCTATCGCTCGGGCTTTCGTTGTTCTCGCTCCATGTCATCGGGAGCGCGATCGCCTGGCTCGGATCGCCGCCGGGCGCAAGATAGGTCATCTGCTGCCCCTTGCTCGGGGGCGCATGGACCTTCAAGGCGCCGGCGATCTGCGCATAGGGGACCCAAGGCGAAAGCAGCGGGCCGTCGTCGCCGGGTCCTAGATCGAGCCGGACAAGGCCCTTGGCCGGATCAACATCGGCAACCGGGCCGTGCTTGGTCGCCTGCGCAAGGCGCCGCTCAAGCGCGCCGATCCGCAGGGCGAGGGCGAGAAGCTCATTCATCCGCAGGCTCCTCCGGCAGTTGCGCCGCAACGGTTGCCGCGTTCGCAATCCACCCGTCCGGGTCGGTAAGCGCCTCCGAAACGACCGCCGGGGCTTCGCCGGGGACGAGCGTCCCGATGCCGATCGCCGTCGCCTCGTCTTCGGTGTAGCCAGCCAGCGCCGCCGCCGCCGTATAGGCGTCCGGCCAGCCTATCGGGGCGCCTTCGATCGCTTGGCGGATGACCGCCGCGATGGGCGCAATCGCCGGGGAGGGATCGGCATCCAGCGCCGAAAGGAAGGCGGCAAGAGGCGTCCCGGCCTCGGCGGCGCCGCCGGCGAAAGGCGGTTCGGCGATCGCTTGAACCGTGATCGTGATCTGCCGCGCAGCATACCGGGTTCCGTTCTTGCTTTCCGCGCCCCGGCGGGACGTGATCC